TCATAATATAACCTTTCGTTTTCTTGTTAATATACTTATAATATACACTAAAAACAAGCAAAAGTCAAGTAAAAAGGACATAAAAAAACCTTTATTTTTCAATGCTTTTTAAATAAAAAGTGTGTCAGGATGTCGCACTAAGCGTTAATTCTCATAAAATTGTCGTCCCAATTGAACGCTTCCTTTACTAAATTCTCCGTCAAACCTTTATAAACTTTATTTAATTCTTTACCTTTAATGTGTAAAAGTAACTTTGCTTCTTCATCACTTAATGCTTCAAGTGTTTCTATAAACATGTTTTCTCTTTTCATTTGTTTTAGTTGTGGATTACCACCTTCTAAAAAGTGAAACAGTTTTTTTGTTTCCGCTTTTAACCATATATGATTTTCAGTACCTAGTGGTGCTTCATTCTTTTTATATGGTGGGTTTTCTTCTGGTAACTTCCATACTAATTTAGGATCAAATGCTAACTTCATTAACATTCTTAATTCATTAGTGTCATACTTATTCAACACTTCTATTTTTTTCTTTTTATCTTTCGCATTATTAACCTTTGTTAATATTTCATGGAATGATAATTGATACATTGGTTCAGCCATTTTAAAACTCCTCTATTTTGCCAATCAATTCTTTCAAATCGTTATTAATTAAATAAGGTAATATCTTTTGTTTAGATTGTACCTTAATGTTTTTGTATGTATTATATATGTCTTCTTCCATATCATCTGGAATATAGTCAAAGTCAATTAGTCTCTGGTTTCTTTGGTAGTTTCTATAGTGATATTCATTACAGAAAGTTTTAGGATCCTCACCTTTCATTAAGGTGTCAATCCAATATGATAATTTTTTCTTTTGTATAGGTTTTTGTTTAATCTTATTTACAAAGGTATCGTCTGGTGACAAGAAGTTAGGTATGCCATCAGAGGTATCACCTCTCATTATATGCTCAAAGATATACTCTTGTGGATTTTGTGTTTCTATCATCTTCTTTTGTATAGGTGCATATTGAGATATGCCTGGATACTTTTGAAGTTGTTGAAAGTCTTTGTCACCTGATATAATTAAAATCTTTTCGTTTTTAGCAATATTTACACCTGTCTGTTCTTTTTTACATAGTACAGCAATAATGTCATCTGCTTCAACATTATCTAATTGTACAACTTTATAGTGGAAGTTGTCTCGTATTTCTTCTTTGATTGTGTGTATTAAACCAAACACACTTTCCCAATCAGTTTTGGATTCGTCTCGCCCTTCCCTTCGTTTTGCTTTGTAGTGTGGAAATATATCTCTACGCCAAGGTGCCGGTCCGTCAACTGCAATGATAACATCACCTGGATAGTCTTGTTTAAATCTGTGTACTAATCCTCTAATAGAGTTTAGTATCATATGTCTTACAATTGGTATAGACAAGGTCATCTTGTCTTTACTCATTGCCAATTGTACAGCGATATTACTAATCGCTATCTGGCTGTAGTCTATCAGTATCATCTAAATTTTCTCCTTCAAATTCAATTTCGTCTTCATCATTTTTGTCACAAATTCTTTTACCTTCATAATCAATTACTGAATATGTCCTACCTGATTTCTCGTCTTTTTGTTTAAACATAAGATTATCAGTTATATCGTGGAAAGGGTGTTCTAAGTTTAGTTCTCTATACAATAAACCTTTTAACGCCTCCATAAAGATACCTAAATCTAAGAAAGTTTTGTTACTTAACTTTGGATCTCGTAAACCAATATTCATACCTTCTTGTTGTAACTGTGCCAACATTCCAATGACCATATCATCAGCAACTGCATTAGCATATTTTGTTGTTTGTTCTTCCGCTATCTTTTCTTCTACAGGTATTTTCTGTTCTCTGGTCAGATTAGGTATATGTTTTCCGTCAGGAAACGATAGAATTTTCGCTGTCATCTAGTATCACTCTCTTTGGTTTTGTCCATCCTAGGTTGGTACACCAATCTTTATTCCTTGGTTTCACTTTGGAAATTGATTTTACCTTCATTTATTAGATGTTCTCGCAAATCAGTATAACCACCAATCAACTCATCACCTTTCATAATTTGAGGCATAGACCGTACTTGTTTACCTATCATTTCAAACATTTTATCTGGTGTAAAAGTAGGCGACAGTTTATGTTCCTCAAAAGGTAAATTTACACTATTAAGTAAGGACTTTGCCTTTGTACAATAGACACAATTATCTTTTGAAAATACTTTATACATTATTTACTCCGTTGCTATTTCTGTTAAACTATCTATAGCGTCATTCGCTTTAATATTAGCTTCTGCCATATTTATATCTTTTTTAGCTTCTGCTTTTACCAATTCTGCTAACTTGTTTAACTCACCTAACGGTAACTGTAAACCCATGTAAACTCTATACTCATTGTCTCCAGTTATAGATACAGCAATCTGCCATTGTTCATAACCTTGTACTTTAGTTTGTTTAATTATGTTTACAATTGTGGACTCTGCTTTAGAGTTTATAATCTTAGAACCTTCTTGTCCTAATTCTTGTATAAACACATTAGCATTCTTATTCATTTCACCATGCATTACATCTGCTAAGTCAGCTTTCGCTACCATTGTTGCTTTGTCCATTGCAAGTTGTAAATCTGGACTTGTTGCCACACCTACACCGTAAAGATAAAACTTGTCTTTCTTATTAAAGAGACCTTTCTTACCTTCTTTTTCTACAAACCATTTAGGTACTTCTTCTAACATACCAGACTTGGTCTGTCCTTCATGTTCTATTTTTACTGTCTTAGCACAACCTGTAACTAACAGACCTAGTAAAATCATTATTATTATTTTATTCATTTCCTTTTATCACCTCTCTTATATACTCTATTGAGTTGTGGTATATATCAAACCCAATATCTGGATTATGATATACAATAATACCACCTATTATCATACCAAAGATAAACTTCATTGTTTCTCCCAAGTGCCGTCATTAGTTAAACATACCTTATCAGGTATTAAACCGCCTTCAACTTTTCTACAGTAGGCAGGCACATTTTCCTGTCCGTAATAAAATTGAGCGAATAATTGCCAGTAGGTAGGACCTATAACACCGTCTCTACATATCATTTTTCTACTGACTTCGTTTTCCATGTTTTCATCATAGATAACTTCTATAACACAATTACTCTTTGTGAATTTAGGTGTCTCGTCATTTGCTATTGCACCTGACCAGATTAATAATGCTAATATCAATACAATAAAAAACATTACATTAAAGTTTGGTTCTCTCATACAGTATCATCATTATAAGTTGGTTCTTTTTTCTTTGGTTTTTCTTTATTCATTAAATACATCATACCAACAGGTACTAATAATATTCCAATTGAAACTAATATACCATAAAACATATTCATTTTATACTTTTCCTCATTTGTGTTTGATTGTTTACGAATACTCTTACCAACCTAGAAACATCAACTTGTTCTTCCTTTAATGTTTTAGGATTTTTAAATAACACTCTACAATCATTTACTTTTGCATATGTCATATTTTTATCATCTATAACTCTAGCGTCATCTGTATTCTTACGCCAATCATGTGTAGAATAAACTGTCATTACATTACCCTTTCAATTATTCGCCATCTACCGTCAGGCATTTGACACGCCTTACCAAATTCTGTACTTCTATCTAAACTACCAGGAAAATTCATTGGCCAGCTATCTTGTATATTAACTGTAGATTGATAATCAACACATTTAGCACCTGACTTATGTATATAACTATTCACAATCTTAACATCACCTTGATTGCCTGTAGCACTATTGTGCCACATAAAAAAATTAGTTTTACCAATAGGCATATTATTTAAATGGTCAACAAATAAACTGGCGTGGACTGTTCTATCGTTCATACTTCCACAACCAGTTAACATTGTAAATATTATTGCGATACTAAAGTAACGCATCCAACTCCCTTTTAGTTAGAGGGTCGCCATGTCCTTCTGCATGACCAACAGAGTCCATTGAAACTCTATCAGAAAGGATATCTTCGTCACCTTCATCTTCATCAACTTTCTTAATGACAGGAAAAGGTTTCGTGCCGTCATATCCTTGAGCAAGTCGCTCCCAATTCACATCATAGGGTAAATTTAACCCACCCATTTCTCTAAGAAATTTTGCTTTGTCTAAAGGATTATCGTAAGAGTTAAACTCTTTCAAAATACCTTGCATAGATAAATCATTCTCTTTAATCTTTTGTTGTATAGTTTTTGTAGTCATATTATAGTCTCCTCGTTGTTATTAATAATATATTGTTAACTCTATCATGCTTTAATAGAAAAGTAAATGTGACAGGATGTCGCACTACTTACCTATGTCTTTCACGTTAGATTTAGTAATTACTTGATAAGCACCTTTGTTGTAGGCAGGAGCGATAGTAAAATTTTTACTTTCTTCAAGTCGCCAGTTATTTACAGGTTTTGTACCACCTGAAAATTTTTTGTTAATCCAGTATTCTGCGTCTAGTCTTTTCGTACTGTCTTTTGAAATATCGTTATATGTAACAGTTGTATATTTTGGGTTTTGTTTCATTACAATTCTACCTTTATCATTCACTTTTAGACCTAGTTTTTTTAAATACTTGATATGCTTTGCTAAAGCAATCATATATTCTTTAGTGGGTCTTCTTCTTTTTAAACGTCTTATTGCACCAGACGTATTGTGTGTATAAATTATTGCCATCTATTGTCTATATCCTATCATAAAAGAGTGCTTTTGTCAAGCCTTTATTTGTTCTCGTTTTGTTCTAGTCCTGTAATACCCATTACTTCAACCATTTCTACAGGATCCTGTGGTGCCACTGCTTTCTCAAAATCGTCTACCTGTTTCTCCCACTTCCTCTGAATAGTATCAATTAATTTAAAGGTAGCATTATCTGTACCTACTCCTAAGGAGTTCTTAATATCCTTCAACTCATCAATAAATGTTAATTCTGCAATCATAATTGTTTCCTTTCGTTTTTTTAAACTCATACTTTTATCCAACCATCTGGCAAATCTACAGGATGGTCATTCAAATCAGTCCAATCGTAATCAGTTCTCCAATCATACTGTTTCTTTAAATCAACTGTCATCATTTTAGGATCCTTAATATCTTTCACTAAATCTTCCAGTTCTGCAATACCACTTTCTTCCATACCACTCTTAATATCTTTGATGGCATATTCTAATGTTTCTATAATATCTTCTTTTGTCTTAATTGTCATAACACTCCTTGTTCTTACTGTCACCTTGTAGTTTACATTTATATTCTTTATCTGCTTTTAGTCTCATATCAGCTATAGCACCTTCTAATATGTAAGGTAAATGTTTCTGTACACTTATCAACATATCAATGGTATACATATGGGCAATTCTAGCAAGGTCGTCACTTAACACTTCGCTATGGTCCATGTTATTCATATTTCTAATTACATGACTAACAACTGTTTCAACATACTCTTTTGAAACTATTGGTTCATCTGCTTTCACTACGTTAAATATTGACCAAGACCAAATATAGACCCAAGCAACAAAAACGTAAAAAAATGTTTTTCTCATTAAGCATTCTCCTTCTTTAAAGTTAATATAGTCATTATAATGGATACAATCATTATTGCTGTCATAATAAAAAACATAGTCCAGTTTTCATTACCCATACAATGTCCTTTACAATCGTCTATAGCACCAACCGCCATGATGGCAGCAAGTATCGTAGTCATTGAAAAAAATGTGTTCATAATATATCTCTCTTTCTAGTTATTGTATTTCTACTTCTTTAAACTCAGTTGTATAGTCTTCTAAGTAATCTTGTAATTCTGAAAACTTACTAGATAAATCAACAGTATCAACTTCTGTGTTTTCTTTATTATTCTCGTTATAGTCTTCAATCAACTCATTCATTTTTTCTTCAGCGTTATCAATTAACTTGGTAATTTTGTCACTCATTTGTTCATATGTCATAATGTTTTCCTTTGTTTTATTCATAATATAGATATACTATACATGAAAAAGACCAAAAAGTCAACAACTATTGGCATAAAAATGTAAATTAGTTCCGTTGCCTGGCAATGGTTTAGTGCTGGTGCGACAATCTGCACAGCCAATGTTCTTGTTTTGTTCTATTTAATTTGAAGATTTACGACTAAGGTAACCCTTAATTCGTCTGATTTGAAAGGTGGTACTTCGTGTATCAAACTGGAAGGTGTGATAACAAAGGTATCCTGTTCAGTAGGTAGTTTATAGTATTTTAAAAGATAACTATGTTTTTCGTTATTGATATCTAGTTTCTTATATAACGTGGGTCTGAGATATTGATAATCGTCTGCCCAATGATTGGCATTGTGGAATACTGTGGATTGATGTTTCTTAGGATTAAACTTTAAATAATGAATACAAGTAAAATCACTATCACCTATATGATTATGTGGTCGCATATATTGACCTGATTTCATAGCAGTATAATTTGTAATATCAAATGCATAGGAAAAGGTAGATGTAAGTTCTAACGTTTTACAAAACCCATCAAAAATTTTATGGTAAACTGGCACTAAAGATTTGTAATTAATCTTTTTAAATTTAGGGTTGTCTATATCTCTATTACTATGATGTAGTTTACTATTTAAGTAATTGTTGCCGTCCCATTTATTTCTATCACTATCTAAACTATAGTTATGTTCTATATCTGCAAGTATGGTATCTCTATCATAACTTTTAGGATCCACATTATATTTCCAATAAGGTATATTAAACATAAGCAAACATATCTAAAGTTACAAGTTTTTTCCAGTTTTCATTTTTTTGTGTATCATATCCCCATTCTTGGCAAAATGATATTGTAGGTGTAATATATGTTTCAGGATTTGTTCTTCTTAACATTTGATACTTTTCTAATACTTGATGTTGTAAAAATACACCTGCAACAAATATTTTATTATAACTTCTTATCTCATCTTCTGGTATAAACTTTCGTTTTTTAAATTTTTTAAAATGAAATAAAGGATGTATAATACTTCTATCATTAATAGTTTCATCAATAACATCATTCATTATATTAATTTTCCAACCTCTATCTACAAATGCTTCACACCTTGCACTTAGATATTCTACATAAGAATTATAATCTTTTTGTAAATGTCTTTGTTCACTTACAAGTTTTTGTGGTAGAGTTGAACGTATATTAACAAGATTAACTAATACGTTTGTACCAATCTTTCTATCTGCGAGTGTTACCATAATGTTTTACCACACAATTTTTAACTGGACCTAATTCTCTATAAGGGTCTATAATACAACTACCTGGATTCCATTCTTTTGGTATCATTGCTTTATCGTGTATTAAAAACGTATAAGCGCCTTCATCTGGTGCGTGGTCATAATATACTTTATTAGTAGTTAACTTTCCAACATACCAACCAACTAACAAAGAAGGACTTCCTGCTGTTTGTTCAACACCTGGTTTAAAACCTCTACCAAGTATTACTACTGGCATTTTAAAAGATACACAATATTTTGCCATATTACGAGCTTGCTCTTCTCTTGCTTTCATAATAGCGTCAAATAAATCATAACCATAGTCATATCTTTCATTCAATACTCTTAATGCGATATTATCTCTAGGATGACAACCACCACCGTCACCAAAACCTGCTTTCATATAACTAGGTCCCATAATTCGTTGCGTACTGTTTGCTAATGCCTTTGTTACAACATCAACATTCATATGACCAACATTCATTGCCGTGTCTTGTATCATATTAACTAATGCAAGTTTTGTGGAAATAAAAGTATTATAAAAAACTTTGAGTGCCTCTATTTCTTCCCATGTACCTAATTCATATCTTACTTCTTTTTCTAAGATAGGATTATATAAGTCATGCAACATATCTACTGCTAAACTTTCTTCACCATCTTCCGTACCTATCATAATCATTTCAGGATTTCTCATATCCCATTTTACAGTACCTTGTGCAATCAAATAAGGATTGTAAATAAACTGACCATTTTGTACAAGTGGTTGTATTTCTTTTCTTACAGTACCTGGTAACATAGTTGATATAACAGAAATTAAAGTACCTTTATCTACCAATGCGTCAACTTGTTTTGTTGCTTCTATGATATATGAATAATCAAAATCTCTTGGTGGTAAATGTGATGTTGGGTCTTTACCATCATATGCCGGTATATGTGGTGTTTGTACTGCAATTAAAACTACATCTTTACCTTTACATGCTTGCTCTTGTGTACCTGATAATCCTGGTACATCTATGTTAGGGTCATAACCTGTTACATCATGTTTTTCTGCTAATACTTCAGCTGCGTCTCTGCCTAGTTTACCTAGTCCTATAAATCCTACTTTCATTTAAATTTCTCCATGCTACATACTGGAATAGGTTCCATTTTATGTAAGTTTTGTTTTCTGTGTTTTATATATATCTTCATTTTTTCTTGGTCACTAGGTTTAGTTACAATAGCATTCATTTGGTCTTGCTTCATTGATTTTTCTAAATCTTCATAACTTACACCAAGTTGGTCTTCATCTGTTCTTCCATCGTCCCATAAACCATCTGTTGGTTTTGCCTCTTGTATTGATTGTAATATATTTAATTCTTTTGCAATTTTCCATACATCTGTTTTCATACAATCTGCAATAGGTGATATATCAACACCACCATCACCATACTTAGTATAGAAACCTACACCAAAATCTTCTACTTTGTTACCTGTGCCTACAACTAATCCATTATTACTTTGTGCCACTTGATATAACATCATCATTCTTAATCTACTACGACTATTTGCAAATGCTAATTTACTATCAGCACCTAGATAATTACTTGCGTTTTCAAACTCATGGAATATTTTTTCTAAGTTAATAACTCTACGACTTACATTATCAAAATTCTCATCTAACCACCAAGCATGTTCTAATGCTAATGTATCTTTATTTTTAATTGACATTACAATTGGTATGACTTTGATACCTGTCATAGCACATAGCGTTGACGCTACTGCACTATCTATACCACCTGATACACCTATAACTAATGTTGTCTTGTTATATTTGTTTGCATAATCTTTTATCCATTTTACTATGTGGTCAATTCTATCTTTCATATATTTTATCTCCAATTACTAATACATCAACATCTTTCATTCTATCAAATGTTGCCTTCGCCTGTTCAGGTGTTTCAACTATAGGTTCTTGGTAGTTAAAACTTGTATTCAACAAAGCAGGCAATTTACTTTGTTGTATAATATTATATAGTGTTTCATTATGGTCATGTTTTAAAATTTGTGCTCTTGTACTACCATCAACTTGTGTAACGCCTGATAATGCCTCATCATATTCGTGTTTAACTATGGCACTTGTTTGCATATAAGGTGACCATTCGTTATAATCTAATAACATTTCTTTGGCATTTTCTTCAGGTATAATGGGTGCATATGGTCTGTACCATTCTCTCATTTTTACTTTGTAGTTTAATCTATCTCTTATGCCATCAATACCTGGATTACATAAAATACTTCTATGTCCTAATGCTCTAGGTCCACTCTCACTACGACCTTCATAGTAACATATAACTTTATTATCTGCAAGTAGGTTACCAACTCTTTCAATGTCAGGTTGTCCTACATTATAATCTGGTCCTGTATAAGGACTAAAATATGATGTTTTCTTAGGGTTATCTAACACATGGTGCCAGATGTACAAAGCACACCCTATCGCTAATCCTGTGTCGTTAGGAAACGGAGGAACATGTAATTTTTCAAACTTTGTCTGTTTGATAATCTCTCTATTTGCAATACAATTTAACGCAAGTCCACCTGCATAACATAAGTTTTGATTACCTGTGTAAATATTCTTTATTTCAGTTAATAGTGTTCGTGTAGTAAGACTTTGTAAACTTGCTGCCACATTTTGACTATTAGATGTTTTTGTATCTGATAAGTCTTCGCAATTGTTATATGCTCTGGCACGTGGGTCATAATATTCATGTCTTGGTGCCTCTGATAATGTTCGCTCTATTTTTTCTATCAAGTTTTCATTAGCATTACCATAACTTGCAAGACCCATAACTTTACCTGCACCAGAACCTGGATCCCAAGCATGTACTCTTTTCATTCTATAATTATTAATTGTAATGCTTGACCAGTATGCCGCTAAGTTCTTTCTTGCGTCAGGTTTATATTGTTCTATTTTATTACCAACACCTTGTGATACACTAGAGTTCTCACTATCACCACCACCGTCCCATGTAAAGATTGTGGCAGTATCAAAAGGACTTGTATAGTATGTTGAAGCTGCGTGTGCTAAATGATGATTAACAATATAACCTCTATCAAACTTTTTATATTCTAAAGTCTTTGCACTAGGTACTTCAAAATTTAATTTTCTTTCTGGCATGTGTTGTTCAATCCATCTAGTAATTGTGCCTGGATTATTACATGCAATATGGTCAACATCATTCATTGTTAAACCACAATGTTCTAATGTTTTATCAATAAATTCCTGACTAAAACCAAAGTCATGTTTTATTCTCGTAAATCTTTCTAGTTCCCAATTAATTAATACTTCGCCATCTTTCAGTACACAGGCAGCAGCATTATGACCAAAGTACAATCCTAATATAATCATTCGTCTTCTTCTTCTAATTCTCTTTGTCTTTTTTCTTCTTCAAAACCTATCATTAAATCTTCGTGTAAAGTATTTGGTCTTGTTGCCATAATTAAGGCATTGCCTTCTGGTTCAAATTGCCAGTTCTTTTTAAAAGGACCTAAATCATAAGTTGCTAAGTCTATCTTAAAACCTGCGTCTTCTATCTTTTTAGACCACCAATCTATATCTTCTTTGATAAAGTGTGACTTGTCTTGTTCATAACTATCAATTAAATATTTACCATTACGACCTATAGGTACAATTACAAATAATCTTTTACCACCTTTGTAAAATACTTCCAGTTGTTGTTCTATATTTTCATAGGGTACATGTTCTAATATATCTTTACAAAGTATCCAGTCATAACCACCTTCAGCACATGTTAATTCTTCTTGTGGTTCTATTACACCTAACCACTTTCTTATTTCTTCTGGTGATTTCTTAACTGCATATTCTGATACATCTACACCATATGCCTTATAACCTAATAGTCTAAGACCATATACTGAAAATCCTTTGGCACAACCAAAGTCTAATACTTTATCTGTTTCTTTTAATTCTAAGTATTTGGCGATATGATGGCACATAGGTATTGTGAGTTCTGGCATCCATCTATAATGTGAATACAAACTCTTACCTGTTTCTGCACCTCTTTCGTAATAATTTTCGTCAAAGAATTGACCTGGTTTAAACAAAGTTTTCATGTGTCAACGGCTCCTTAAATTCGTCAAACCTGTTAACTTTATCATTTATAAAATCATCAAGCATATTGACATTATCAGTAAAGACACAACCTGTACATCTTTTTGTTGCGTCAAATTTTTGTAATACTTTTTTATCCAAGTAGTCTAATATATCACTAGCATGGCATAACTGATATTCTTCAGCAAAGTGTTCATAGTTATCATTCAATACAACACTATCACAAGGATAAACAGTACCTGGTTTACCTGTCTCTTTATGTATTTCTTCACTTAGATAAGGTCTGAAATATGATTGATGGCATGTGGCAGTTTTAGGTGCTCCATGTATTTTGTATTGATGAAAAAATCTTGTATCTGTTACCTGTGACAATACATTGTCTAAACTTTTATGTTGTCTAATTAAATTCTCTTGTTCTAATAAACAGTTAGGTAATAATCTTACATACTTACTACCACAAGCGTCTGCCACTTTAGAAACTTTATCTAGTAACCCAACTCTATCTTCCATTACTTCGTCTGATAGTTCGTGTTCTACTGTATAGACCATTGAGTTACCTACAATTGTTTTATTCATATCAAATTTTTCTAATGGTAAACCAATTCTGTTTTCCCAATCTGTAAATACATTAATTGATATTCTAACCCAACTAAACATTTTACATACATCTTCGTCTATACGTTTCCAATATTGTTTACTACCATTACTAATTAAGGCAACTTCTAATCCTTCGCCATATATCCAACGTACTAATTCATTAAAATGTTTGTAAGCAGTAGGTTCGCCACCACCAGTTAATATTACTGCTTTTAATCCTCTTGTCTTTAATTTTAGTACATAGTCTTTTATTGTATCTAAATCTATTCTTGTATGTGTATCTCTATATGTTACACTACAATATGGGCATTTAAGATTACATGCACCTTCAGGACTTATGTGTGTGGAAATAACTGTATTAGGATTACCATTCTTATAGTTAAACATTGCCTCTTGGTGTCGCCACCATTTAATACCTGTAGATGTAAATTTATGTTCTTGTTCACTTGGCTCATCTGGTAATTTTGTATCTTCACTTTTTACATCATAGAAAATATAGATATTGGAATATTTCATTCCTTGTTCTACTCTATCTAAAATTTTATTACCGTATTCTAAGTCTATAGGTTTTAAATGTGATACGTTGTTGTTATCAATGTATTCATAATTACCAACAAAGTTTTTAATCTTACCTCTGGCAGCATGTCTATAGATAACATATTGAGTACCTGCTTCTGTTAATTTTTTATAGAGACCTATTTCAGAACCTTCTTTGGTGTGCAATCTAACTGGTTCGTAATCTTTAATCTTTAGTGCCATAAGGATGTGCTTTCTTTATGTAGTGTTTATGTGCTTCTGACATTTCTAAATCTTCCGTCTCTGGTGTCCAGTTTAACCATTTCTTTTCATACCAGTCTTTGGCAGGTAAACTATCTTTGTAATATTTAGACGACTGCACGGCGACTTCAAACTTATACTTCATCACTTCGTTGCTTAAACAAAATCCATAATTATAACAATATATATCATTGTTTACAAGTTTTTGATTTGAAGCAGTACCTTTACCTGTTAGACCTGGTGCCTGATTATACAATGTAGGTCCTGGTCTTTCTCTAGTTCTTTTTATATACCATTCTTCATTCTTCCAAAATTCTATTTGTTTAAATGAAACTTCAGCGTCTGTTAGTTGTAATGCTTTTTTTAATTGTTCTTTGTCCCATACCATATCAGGTTCCATCATCAATACTTTTTTGGGTATTGTATGACCTGTAATCATGTCTGAATACATTTGAGTATATTGTCCTGATGGTAGGTCAAATTCTCTTTCTATAACATTTACTTTACCATTCCATCTTTTACAATACTCTTTTACATTCTCATTCAAAGGTGGTAAATTTTTACAATCTTTATACCAAGGTTGTTTAGACCAGTATATAAAAATCATATCAACATCATCAATGATTGAGTTAATTGATTTTTCTAAGAAATCTAATCCATAGTGGATTCTATATAGAGCATATATCATAGAGGGTATTCGTCACCGTCAATATATGTTTTCTGAATAAACTTATCTATATTACTATCTTTTATTCTATAAGCACTAATGTATTTAATATCATTATCAATACAATACCATGCTCGTTGATTGCCTCGTAATACTTTGCCTTCACCATCAATCAGAATAGGATATTTCATACCATGTTTTTTTATACTCTCACATAGTTTATTGTATTTTTCTGTCTGTTCTTTTAATGGGTCTTCTTTTAGTTTATGTGAAGTTGCTTGCCATTCTTTTTTTAGTTTCTGTACAAATACTAATTCATATTCAGGTATATCTTCAATCACTTGTGCTTTTAAAGACGGACCTTTTATCTTGTTTATCTCTTGTTTAATTTTTTCTGCTTCTTCTTTTCTTCTTTGTACTTGATTAGGATGTTCCATAATACCTTTATCTTTTTGATATAGATTGCCTCTAGGTCCTGTTCTATTGTGAGCATATGTATCGTCCATATCACTTTTGCCTTTTGAAAAATGCATATGTTCAACAAGTATGTTATTAATATAATGTGTTCTTTCTAATCTCTTTGCAATATCAAATACCCATGTATCGTTGTAACCAAAATGAAAACAACCAGGTGCAAAATAACCTACAGTATTATACCACTCTCTTGCAATAATAGGAAAGGCACAATGTCTATCAGCATTGATACCATCATTGACCCAACTAACCCAATATGGATCCTCTTTATATCTTATTGCTAAATTTTGTATGAGTAAACTATCCCAATTAGCAGTTCTATAAATTAAATCATCATTACCCATAATCATTAAATAACCTGAACTCTTAGCTGCTAAATCATTCCATGAAATAGAAACACTTTTAGGTTCACCAAATGTAAAATCTACTTTTTTAAAATCTTTATATTCACTATCACAATGAGCAGCTAAAGATTTGTATTGTTCTAATGCTGGGTCATCATTATCAACATAAAAAAATAATTCTATCTTAGTCTTATCACTTGCTGTTGCATATATTGATTTAATAAACCTTTCACAATTGTTAGGTCTATTTCTTGTAGGTGTTAAAATAGAAATGGTAGTTTCATTTATCATACAGTTTCACCTTTATACTTTCTACCTTGTTTTAAATGTTCTCTTATAAATCTTTTACCTTTAGGTCCTGTCCAGTGAATAATCTTTTTAGTTGGACTATCTACGCCTTTATTTAATGATATTCTTAACCATTGATATTCTTGTGGCAATTCTTGTATTTCATCATGCTCTTCTTTACCAACTATTTCAAATAACATTTCTTGGTCGCCTCTGATTGCTGTCTTTAACAACATTTCATTCCAATGTTTAAGTAATTCTGGTCTATCATTAACAACTATAACGCCAGTTGCCCACCAATTGTCTCTTACCCAATCTCTAGTAAGACCTATCATGTTAGATGGCACTAATGAAAATATTTCTTCTATGTTTGTTAAGACTTCACAATCTACATCTAACCATGCAACTGATTGACTTGGTGTATCTATAACTGCTCTTGTTTTATTAAACCAACCTATGTTACTAGGGTGTGTAATAGGTTCACTTAACCATGCGTCTATACCTTTAACTACTTCTCTCATTTGCATAGACATACCAAAATCCCATATGCCTACTTTTACATCTGGATTATGTTTTTTAACATTTTCATACCACCAGATAACCATGTCTTCATGGTTCTTATCTACTCCTGTTATTATCATCATGTTCCCTTGCTTTTAATAATATATACATTGCTAATACTGTCACAGGTATTCCTAAAAAAAATAGACCTATCATAAATCTTCTACCGTCTTAGGCATATGTAATTGTACAAATGCTTCTAAGTCTATAACTACTAAAGGTTTTTGATTGTTCTTTTTGATTACTGCAATAGGTTCGTATTTGCCAGAGTTTTCACTTGCTTGTTCATATGCTGACCAAACATTTACTTTCTCTTGGTTCTTACACTCTATTGAGTATGGAAACTTTTCTCTAGCGGCACGTGCCATAATTAAATCTTCGCCACCTGCACCCATAGAACGACTTTCAATGTCCTCTGGATGTACGTCTAGTTTCTCTATTAATATTTCTCTAACTTTTTTTTGTAAATTTCTGCCTTTTGCTTTCGCACTACTCGTCTTCATATTTTATTTCATCTTCCCAATCAGCGTCATTATGTATTGCTTCTCCACAACACGGACAAAACTTAACTGGTAATTCATTAAGCACTTTTACTTTAAACTCAGCGTCACAGCTTTCACAAATTATCATAGTTTAAATCCTTCAAACGTATCTTTTTTAACATCTTGTTTTATTCCTCCAACAACATAACTTTCTATTTCTGTTTCTTGTGGTGCATTTTGCAAACCACGACTATTTAGCCAATGTTCAGTCCAAGGTAATGGATTGTTTGTACTTGACTGGTCATATATAGGCGTTAATCCTACTGCTCTCATTCTCTTGTTAGCAATAAACTCAACATAGTTATGTAATAATTTATCATTAAGACCAATCATTGAACCATCTTTAAATAGATAATTTGCCCAACGCTTTTCTTGGTCAACGGCGTCTTTAAATGCCTGTATAGTATTTTCTTCTTCTTCTTTAATTACTTGTAACATTTCTTTATCGTTTTCTTTACTCTTATAAAGTTTCATCATATGCTGAGAACCTGCTAAGTGTTGACTTTCGTCTCTAGCAATCAAAGATATAATTTTTGCACTACCTTCCATAAGTTTTAATTCACCAAATGCAAACGAACAAGCAAAAGAAACATAGAAACGGATACCTTCAAGTATCGCTACATTGACTATCGCTCGCCAAAGTTTTCTTTTTAGTTCTTTCATGTTACCTTTTTTATCAAGTAACCATCTTTGTCCGTGTTCAATTAAATCATCATATGTTCCTGTAACACTTTCTGCTCTTTCTGTGATATACTTATCTGTTAAAATTTTATCAAATACTTCACCAGGGTCTGAGTAAATATTTTTAATAATGTATGTGTAACTTCTACTATGAATACTTTCCATAAAATCCCATACTAAGATATGACTTTCTATTTCAGGTAAACTACAAAATGGTAAGAAAGATAAACTAGGTCCTCTACCTTGTACACTATCTAATAATGTTTGATATCTTAGATTAGATGTAAAGATATGTTTTTGTTCTGGTCGTAATTGTTGCCAGTCGTTTCTATCTTTTTGTAAAGATACTTCTTCTGGTCGCCAGAATAAACCTAATTGATGTTGTGTTAATTTATCAAACACAGGATACTTAAATGTATCATATCTTTGAACGGAATTGTCCTCTCCAAAAAACATTGGTTGTTTTGTAAAGTCCACTTGATTTTTATTGTAAACGCTCTTACTCATTTTCTCCTTCTTTTAGTTCGTAAAAAAACTCATCACTATCACCTGCTGTCCACTTTAGTTCGCCTTCTACACTAAACTCTTGTGTAGAAACTTTAAAGTCTGGAAACTTTAATTTACTTGGCGACAAACTCTTATCATAAAAGATAACTCTATTATTAGGTTGAGCCGCAAAGTGTCCATTATTTAATTTTATAATATTAAAAGATTTGTGTTGACTTGGTATCTCACTATAAGTTATGTTTCTTTCCAAGTTTGTACTGTTCGCATTATCTATTGTAAACATGTACCAACCATTGTACCATTTTTTACCTGGTGACAAATACTTACATTGATTACCTGATAACATTTGTTTTTCAATAACTGATATATCATAACTAAAACAATCCCATAACTGTAACTCAGTTAAAGGTAAACTTTCACCATAATCTTTTTTCCATACAAACGCACTAATAGGTAACTTGTCATACAGAGCACCATACTCTGGTAGATAAGTTTCAAAATAAAGGGCACGACCTTGTATAGATTTTGCCGTAACCCAAACTCCTTCAGTTAATTCTCCATGACCTTTTTCGTTGTCATAAAGAAACTCTTTCTTTACATACACATCTATGTGTGGTATGTTAACAGTTAAATATGCCATTCTTATACCTCTGGATAGTTAATTAAATCACCTTGTCCTGTGTATCTTAACTCAGGGTCAAGGTCACTACATCTTATTACAATTTTATAATGTGGAGTTTCAACTTTATCAACTGACCAAAAATCTAT